TGTCGCCGTACAGCAGGATAGACACATCCTGCGGGACAGCGCTGGTGACACGACCGGAGCCGTGGCAGACGGGGCAGGCGCTCACGGCTTCGGCCCGCACTTCGGGCACGGCTCCGCCGTCGATCCCCGGTCGGCGCAATCGGCACAGAACGAGAAGCGATTGAGCGGGTCCTCCCTGATCTCGTCCCACCGGTCGAGCGGGTCATGTGGCACGCCGCAGCAGATGCAGATCGCGGTGCGGTCGAATAGTCCGGGGTGCACGGCCTCGAAGGCGTCGAGGTCGTTGATACTGAGAGTCGCGTCGGCGGGGATGCCAGAGCGACGCAGAGCCATCTCCCGCAGCTCGTCCAGAGGGCCGGTCATCGCGTTGGGGTCATTCATAGTTCTGTGGCTCGCAGGAATGCCGCAATGCTGCGCAGGCTAGCATCGATGTCGTCCACCTTGCTGCGCCCCTCGTTGAACAATGGCGGCCACCGCTCGGAGATTTTCTCCGCAACCGGCCCGCTATTGGACGGCTCCATCATCACGCTTGCGAGCCGCTCCGATGCTTCTTCGCAGACCTTGGCCGCGAATAGGCGCACGGCCTCCAGTTCGTCCATGAACTGAGATGCGATGGTCTGCCGTACCTCCGCGTACTGCTTCTCTGACTCTAGCTCCACGGTTCCACCCATTTGGGTTGAGATGTCATAACTCACAAAGACCCCCCTCCTTAGCAATCCAATATGACGGTGGTCATGATTGGTCCCGCTTGACCCACGCCTCAATGGTCCCGTCAGGGCTTTCCTCGGCCACCGCGTCCCACAACGAGTCGCGGCCGTACCACGCCTCGACAATGACGGTCCGCAGCCTCTCCAGTTCGGCCAGTGCCTTACGCGCACACTCGGCCTGCTTCTCCGATACGCGGGTCTCCGCCGCCGTCACCTTCGCCTCTGACTTCATGACCTGACAGGCCAGCTCGTTCCGCTCGGCGGTGAGGGCGGCTAGTTCAGCGTCCCGCTGCCGGATGATGTCGTGCAGGTTCACGGCAGTGGTGTTGGCAATGACGAGCTGCCTCCGCGTCTCAAGTGTGTCCCGAAGGTCATTGATAGCGCCTTCCCACCCTGCTGCATGCCCCTCGCTGCGTGGTGTATCGGAGCAATGGTCAACCCGCATCTGCCACAGGCGCAGAAGTTGCCAGAGCCGCGCTTCCAGCTCTGCAGTTTTGTCTACAGCGTCCAAGGCTGCCACCCCTGCTGCCGCCACAGTCTCAGCCCGACGCGCAGGTTGTACTCAGGGTCGAAGAGCCGTGACCGATTGGCGGCCGACACATGACCAGGCCATATCTGGAGCAAGCCCGAGCAGCCGATCATGCCGTTGTAGGCCTGTGGCCGCCCTGACGACTCCCGCATGATGATCTGGGAGAGCCTCGGCAGCGCATACTCAGGCCAGCCGACATAACGGGCCAGCGGCTTCCAGCGCACACCGTTCGATGACCCGCCGGGATGCGTGATGCGATGGTGGAGCTTCGCCGTCCGCGCCCGGAACGCCTTGGCCACGCGCTTGGAGTCGGCGCCGTAGTGGCGCCAGCTCATGATCGCGGTCACGGTGTCGCAGCGGGATTCGGCCGTGGCGAGGTCCATGCCCTCGGCGGTGAAGTCCACGCGGAGATTCGGCTTGTCCGTCTCGCAGATGTAGACGGTCCACTCGGCGATCGTGGGCACCTTGCGCGGGCGCTTGAGGCCGAGCGCGTCGGTGTGACGGACGAGGGCCTTGCGTTCGCGGACGGCCTGCTTGTGCCAACCGAGCGCCCACTTCTTGTACTGCGTGTCGTTCGCCTGTGGGTAGGTGTCGGCACGGCCGGCGAAGGCGAGGATGACCACGACCACGAGGATCGCCAGCAGCGCCAGCTCGGCCATGCGGCGGAGGACTCTGAGATAGCTCATGCGGCACTCCTTAACATTATCGCAACATTATCGCCACCGTTTATGTTGACACGATAAGCGGCATCGTCTATACTTAGGTAGTCAGGTGAACGGAGCAGGAGGGGATCATGAACCAGCAGACAGTCACCAGGTACCAGGCAGAGGTTGAGGCCCTTGAGTCCTCTCTCAGGGAGAACATAGCAGCCGCCGGCAGTCGCAGCGCCGCACGCGAGATCAATGCCCCCATCAAGGCTCGCCTCGCAATCGTCGACAGCATCCTCGGCGCCATCGACCACACCGACGCCGGATTCGCCGCTGACGCCATGAAGAGCATCACCTACCGGGCCGCCGACAACCGCCCGATCAGCTGCAAAGCCGATGAGGCCGACCGCGAGACCGCCCGCGCCGCTCTCACCGAGATCGCCAGCCTCTAGACCGCCACGAGACAGGAGCCCACCATGAGCCAGCAGACGACAGACAGGACCGTCGGCGACAACGCCCGCGAGTTTCACCGCAGCGTCATCAACCTCGTCACCGGTCGAGGGCTGATTGCTTGCGACGTCCTCAAGGACACGGTCGCGAGGATCACCGGCTCGAACGTGATTGCCTCCGTCGTCATCGACCAGCTGGAGCGCGAGGGAAGGATCGAGCGTACCAAGTCCGGCAAGTCGTGGCGCGCCTCCAAGTCCGGCCCGGGACGCCCCGAGATAGGGCCGCACGTCAGCGTGCGGATGCCGCAAGAGCTCATTGACCGGATCGACGAGCTCGCCGCACGCAATCTCGCAAGCCGTGCCGAGATCATCCGCAGCATGCTCTGGCAGCAGCTCTACACCGAGAGCACAGGCCGCGCCTACGCGGAGCGCGTGGATGCTGGCATGGGCACCGACGAGGAAGAGGAAATCTGACCAGTGGCCGGCTGTGTCAGGAGCAGACGTCATGACTTTAGCCCCCCACGGAGCGCGACGGCCTCTTGGAGGAGGTCAGGCCAGAAGAGGCCGCCGCTGCGTCCGTGGGGTGGCTCCCGCTCATTGGGTGGGTAAGCCCGTGGGCAGGAGCAGTTGCCGGTGGTGAGCCCGGCAAAGTGGGTTCGATGGGGGTGAGCGTGGTATCCGTAGCTGCCGCCTCTCGTCCGTCTACAGAAAGAGGCGGCCGGCCAGGGGAGCGGACGAACTCCACAGACCGGCCGCCTCAGCAAGGGAAATGAGCCCTGCAGGACGAGTATATGTGAGACAGGCGGTGCCGTCTATAGGAGTGCGGACCCTCTTCTACGCTCCCGGCCCTGACGTGGCGACGAACGCCGTGCTGCGCACTAGCGTGATGGTGTGTCCGCTGTCAAGCACGGCCTCGATGTCGAAGACGTAGTTCTGCGCACCAAGCGCCGCCGCCTGCGCGGCCGTCAGTTCGAGGCGCACCGTCTGGGTCGTGGCCCCCGGCGTGAGCACCGTGCAGGCGACCGCTTGACTGTCACACAGCCACGTCACCGTCGCCCCCGTCAGATCCGGCCAGTTCGTCCCCGACCAGTCGAGCGAACGGCCATCGGCCGCGTAGTAGTCGTCGCCCTGCACGATATTGACGTCACCGGCGGGCAGGACCGGGGCCACGGCGATGAGCGCACCGGATCCGATGGTGTCCGTCTTGAGCTTCACCGCCGCCACGGCTGCCAGCACCGCGTCGTCGGCCCCGGCCAGCGCCGTCGCCAGTTCGGCGTTCGTCGGCAGGTCCTTGACCAGCGTGTCAAGCGTCGTCCCGGTGTCCACGAAGATGGCGTCCACCACGGCCCGCACGTCGCCGACGTCATCGTATGTGTCGGAGACGTGGCCGTCGATGGTGTCGAGTGTGGCAGGGAGCGTGGTCCCGGTGTCTACGAGGATGCTGTCAACGATACCGTCCACGGTCGCGAGGGCGGCGGCGGTGGCGAGCGCAGCGTCGCTGATTGCCGTGTCACACTCTGAGTTCACGTTCGCGGCGGTCAGCACAGATACCTGCGCCGCGGCCGGGTAGATGGTGCAGACGAACGGGACACAGCCCGAGGTGTCGTCTTTGATGTAGAGGCTCACCACGTCGGCGTTCATCTCGTCCGTCGTCAGCGCGGCCTTGAGTTGGCCGTAGGTCGTGTCCTCCTCTGAGACCGTCCCGATGTCGGCGTAGTCCCCGAAATCCTTCGATATCTTCTTCGTCAGCGTGCCGGGGTTGACGATGACGGTCCCATCGTTCTTGTACAGCGAGAAGCCGACTGAGAAGGCGACTCCCTTGAGCGGTCTACTCATGTCGGCCACGGCTCAGCCCTCCTTCACGATCAGTTCGTCATCTTCCACTGGCTCCACCTTCGGCTTCGGCATCTTCGCGTCGGCCTGCACGGCAGCAACCACATCGGCGTCGGCGTCCTTCTCGGCCACGTACATGGCGAGCGGCTCCTTCTGCGTGCCTCTCTCGTCCACGAGGATGCTCATGTACTGCTTCAGCGCCTCGGCGAGACTCGTCCCCTGCCCAGCCATGCGGCGCGGCGGGATGAGGCCAATGCTGTAGATGTTGCGGACCACGTAGCTGCCCTCGGCATACTCGAAGCCGAGAGTGTTCTTGATGATGAATGCGAGTGCGTCGGCTTCGTTCATCGGATTACCCCCTGTGGGTAGAAGACGGTGCGGCAAAGGTGGACCGGGGCGCCACCCTCTGCCGTGTGATGAGTCACGGTGAGCTTCGGGCGCAGGGCCTCAGTGGCGTAGTCGGAAGAGCAGATGGTGATTCGCATATTTTCCGACTCGGCCGCCCGCAGCACGAAGCCGTAGTTCGCCGTCGTGCCCGCGATCCACTCCTGCACCTTGGCGGCGTCGAGGGCGATGCTCCAGTCGTCGGCCCGGTATGTGTGCGTGAACGAGCCCAGTGCGGCGGCCTCGCGGTCGGTGGTCGTGTTCTCGACCCCGTAGGTGCCCCACTCATGCGAACCATCGTAGGTTCGCCACGTCGCCCCGGATTCGGTCCAGTCGCGGAGCAGGCGGTAGGCGCTGATGACCTGAGTGTGTCCTGCGGTCCCGGAGTCGTCGTAGTAGTACCCGGCCGAGAAGACTGCCGAATCCACGACCTCGCCTGCGTCGATGCTGGAGAGGTCGAAGCGGAGCAGTGAGCGGGAGGAGCGGCCGTCGAGGTTCTTGCCGACGGACAGGTAGGTCAACGGCTCGTAGTTCGTGGTCGGCGTGTACTGCCAGAGGGAACAATCCTTCCCCGCCGTCGCGTCCGGTTGGATGACGGTGACAGTCACTTCGTCACCAGCGCCGCGTACAGCTCAGGCGTCGGGTGCTGCGACCGCGGTACCTTCGCGTTCGTCTCGTGGACGCGCCCGGAGACCCGCCACGCGAGCATCCGCGCGTGCTTGCCCCAGCCCGGCGAGAGGATGGTGATGCGCTCCCAGCCGGTGACGCGGATTCCGGACAGGAGCGCGTACTGCATCATGGCCTGCTTCAGCTTCATATTGTCGACCTTGGGCGTGACGTGCTTGGCCTCGGCCTTCGCGGTCACGTAGGCGAACGGGTAGTTCTTGCCCGGGCAGCTGGTCGCGTTGTCGGGAACGTCCTTGTGCCGCATGTCCTTGATGGCCGGGTAGCGGCCGTGGATCTCGCGTGTGAGCTCGCGCACGGCGTCCCGCTGCTTCTGTGGCATCTGCTCCTTGTCGAAGTTCCCTTCGCTGCAGATGCCGATGGAAGTCCCGTGCTTGAACGTGTGCCCGCCGACGGCCCACTCGGGGCGGCCACGGTAGACAGCGCCATCCTTGCGGATGAAGTAGTGGTAGGCGATGCCGAGCCAGCCGTTCGCCTGGTGCCAGCGGTGCACGTCGGCGGCCGTGCAGGTGGTCGCGGCGGCGTTGTGGTGAACGAGCATTGGAGGCTGGCCGCTGCGCTTGCCAAGATGGCCGTTCCACTTCCACTTCGTCTCGATGATCTTCATGGTGCCTCCTACAGTTTCCCGGCTATGATCAGCGTGGCCACGACCACGAGGATGGGCAGGCCGACCTGTAGCGTGAACATCTTCCATCCCTCCCACATGACCCACGTGCGCCGGTCGTCGGGAACGGCAGGCGGCGTCGAGACGTGCGGGTCGGCGATGCTCTTCTCGTGCAGGCCCGGACAGATGAGACCGCGCTGCTCGCAGACCTCAATCATGGACTGTTGCCGCTGGGAAAGGGTGGCGATGCTCGCCTGAATCTCCTTCAGGTTGGTGAGAATCAGCCGGTCCAGTGACCGCCTGCTGTCGTCAAGGAGCGCGTCGATCTCGGCCTTGGCGATGTTGCCGTTGCTCATCCTCGCTCCTGTCGTGTGCGCGTGGTCATGGTCAGGGCCAAGGGTCGATGCCGGGTTCGTAGGGGACGGGGTCGACCCAGGGGACGCCGGGCCGGTAGGGCACGACGCCGGGCTTGAGGTTCCGCTCGCCGGGGTCTTCCCATTCGGTCTCTTCCCACTCGCGAGGCACGACGCCGGGCTTCTGGCCGTAGCCTGCGTACACTCTCAGCGCCGATGGCAGGGCGCTCATGCCGGGGACGACCAGCTCACGCTGTTCCGTGCCACCGGTCGTGAGGGTGACCATACGTTCTGCCATCGAGTAGGTGCTGCCGGTGATGAAGGTGGGCACGTGGCCGGGGAGGTCGACGACGTCGATCCAGTCGCCGGCCTTGATGAGCGGCGCGGCGCGGAACTGGCCGTCGACGGTGAACAAGCCGCCCTTGGCGGTCACGGTCGCGGTCATAACATCGGCGGAGATGCGCAGCAGGACATTGGCCCCGTAGGATTCGGCGTCGGCCACGGCCATGTACTGCCCCGACAGGTCGACCAGCTGCACGCGCTGGATGGCCGAGGTCGGAGCCGCCGGCACGTAGGCGCGCAGGATCGTGCCGTCGCGAATGTCGCTGACGCCGAAGGCCTTGAAGACGACGCAGACAATGTCGGGTGTGTCCTCGCTGTTCATCTTCAGGCTCACGCTCACGCCCGGCATGTCGCGGCTGACGATGTGCCAGCGGCCCCGCGGGATGCTGGCCACGTCGGTGGGTCTCACCTCGGCGTGCAGCACGTCGTCCTCGAACCACCAGTCGATGATGCCGTCGCCGGTGCGGGCCACGAGTTCGGCCGCCGCGGCGCGGGTGGTGAACGGTCGCGCGACCAGCGAGCGGGAACCGCTGCCGAGCGTCGTGAAGGACACCTCGTTGCCGTAGGCGGTGCCGTCCTCGGTCGTCGCGTAGGCGCGGACGTAGTAGGTGGTCGAGGACCAGAGGCCGGTGAGTGAACTGACGAACGACGTGATGCCGGAGTCGTCTTCGGTGTGCGCATCGGCCAGCGTCGGCGAGCCGCTCGTGTTCCAGCAGACGCCACAGGCCGCGATGGTGCCGCTTCCGTCGTCGGTCGTCTCGCCGCCACAGGTTGCCGTGGTCTGCGTGATGTCACTGACTGCGTCGGTGGTGACGGTGGCGGGGGTGTAGTGGACGACCGTGAGCTTGACGTAGTCGACGGAGGCGGTCGGACCGGGATACTGGTTGGACGAGACGGCGACGTAGATGGAGAACCCCTCGTCGTTGACCTCGTCGATGGTCGGCAGGTTCGTCGTCGCGGCCTTCGATACTGTGGTGTCTGACGTGCCGAGCGCACCGCTGGCTGGGACGCCGCGCGCGCTCCCGGCTGCAGTCCACGGCGTGAGCGTGAGCATGCCGGTGAACGATGCGACCTTCGCCTGCCCCTCCACCGTGAGCGACGCGACTGCCTCTCCGGCGGCGATGTCGAAGGCGAAGGCGTAGCACCTCAGCGTCTCCGCCTGGCTCGTTGTCGTTGTGGCCGTGGCATACGAGCCGTCGTCGGCATAGACGTTCGCCGGGTTCGTCCAGCCGGAGCCGCTCGCTGCCGTCGGGAACTTCGTGACGCTCGTGGTGCTCATGCACACACCGACTTCGAGTAGTAGCTGCCCGCGAGGCCGGTTGTCACCATGATGTCCTCAAGCGCGCTGCCGATGCTGGCCGCGCCGGACTGCCCGAGGACACGCAGGTTGGCGATCTTGAGCCACTCGTCGCCGGCAGAGAGCGTGTGCCCGCCGGTGTAGCCGACTACGACGCGCAGGCCGCGCATACCGGCGCTGCAGGTGAGCGTGACCGAATCCGGCGTCGCGTTCGTGGCGCCGCCGTAGGTGTCCAGCTCAGACCACACCGCGGCCTCGTCGGGGAGCTCGGTCTCGTAGACCTCGAGTTCCATAGCTCCAAGGCTCGACCAGTCGAAGGCGACACCGTAGATGTCCTGCTCGGTCGAGAGACCGGCATGGAGGTGGTAATCGAGTGCGACCCAGCTCTCGGCGGGGAAGACGGAGGCGTTGGCCGCTGCGAACTTGAGCACGCCCGCGCGGTCAATCTGGATACCGGGCGTCCAGTCGCCGGTGGGTGAGTACCACTGCGTCGTCTCGAAGTCGGCCCAGACGCGGCAGTAGTCTTGCCGCCGCTTCGCCCGAGCCAGCGTCCCGGCGGCGTCGATGGCGATGAGCGGGCGCTCCATCATCCCCCCTGATAGTCGATACCGCGGGGCAGGATGTAGCCCTTACCCCAGACGACTTCGCCTGCGTACCTGACGACGATGCGCTGGTCCGGCTGCAGCTCGTTGTAGCCGTGGCTCCAGACGTCGGCGGGCACAGTGAAGGAGCAGGAGCCGGGCCCGCCTGGGCGAACGTGGGTGAAGGTGAGGTCGCCGACTTCGTCGGTGATGTCGCGCCAGCCGTCGGTTTCGTTGCCGGCCGTGACTTGCCACAGCGTGTCGTCGACGTCGGTGACGATCCCGTGACGAGTCGGGTCGTTCGGCGTCCAGAGGTAGCCTGCGTCGAAGTTCTGTTCAACCTCGCTGACGGAGAGGCCGAACGGGTAGATGCGGGCGACGAGGATGGAGCCGGGCAGGAATGCGGTGAGGTACGCGGTGTCGGTTTCGGAGACGCCGAGTCTCGTCCGCACTGAGGTCATGCTGTCTGCCGGAAGCGCCGTCGGGCCAGCCTTCAGCACCTGGTCCACGTAGTATCGGAGGCTCGTCCCGTCGGCGGTCCCGATGATGTGATGAACGACGTTGTCGCAGATGTTCGGCGCGACGTTACCACAGGTCACGATGTCGCCGTAATCGACGGAGATGCGACCGTAACCGGTAGTCGCATTGGCGATGAGTGCGGCGTGCTTGTTGTAGCCGTTTTCGGCCTCCTGCACCACGAAGCTGTTCTCGGCCGGGATGGATGGAATCAGCACCCACGCCTCATAGGTGAACTCGCGGGTATCGGCAGCCGAGAGCACGGGGACGGTCATGTACTCGTCAGTCCCGTTGAACGTGAGCGCGTACGGGTCAGCGAGCGTCCCGGTGCCGCCCCACTCGGTGCCGTCGCAGTTGATGAGGGTGCCGTGGTTCGCGTTGCCGCTGGTGTCGAACAGGGCCGTGGTCAGCGGGCTGTTGACGCCCGGCGACTTGCCGATGCGCGCCCGCGCGGCGTGGAACTCGTAGACGGCGCCTGCGACGACTCCCGGCTGGCTCATCGCATCCACCCATATCGAGGCGTATACGTGACCGTGACGTCGAGCGCCTGCTCCGGTTCGCCTCCGGTGGCTTCATCGGCCACGATGAGCAGCGTCCCGCCCAGAGCCATGAGGCTGGTGCCGGTCACGTGCTGTTCGTCGGCCACGTCGTCGACGTAGGTGGTCGCCGTCGCCGCGTCGCGCCCGATAGTGGTTGCGTCGATGGTGTCTGTCGTCGGATGCCACGCGAACATCCCGTCACCGATGGGCAGCGCATAGACCCAGTCGACGCAGGCCTCGTCGCCGCCGGTGGCGCTGCTGCCGTAGACGGACACGACGAGGTCGGCGGTCGCGAGGCCGCGCACCTTCTTCGTCGGCAGGTAGCAGGTGCCGAGCTCGATGATGTGCCACGTGGCGCGGGTGAATGAGACCACCTCGTCGGTGTGACAGCTGGTGATGTAGCCGGTCTCGCCGCCCAGCGCCTTGACGCGGGCGAGGATGAGGTAGGGGCCTTCGGGGTAGGCCGACGTGTCGATGGCGGCCGTCACGGGCGTTGTGGAGGCCACGTAGACGGCGTCGCCGGTGCGCGCGTCCTCGTCCTCGGTGTCGGTCGCACCCGCGTCCCATGTGAGGTCGACGCAGTCGGTCAAGAACGCGCCGTAAGACTCGGCGTCGATGGCCAGATACAGGCTGTGCGTGTCGCCGGCTGTGGCCTCGACGTCGATGGTCAGCGGGGCGCGGTAGTTGCCGACCATCGCCGAGAGGTCGAGCGAGTCCGGGGCCGTGATGGACTCTGCATCGAAGATGGTCACGGCGGCCGTGGTCACGAACGGGGAGACCACGAGCGGCAGCGTGACGCCGACCCAGTGTTCGAAGTTCGCGGACCGCGAGAACAGAGGCTGCACTGGCTGTGCGTGGTGGACGGTCCAGATCGTGGCCGCCGCGGCTCCTTCGAACGTCACCTCAAGGGTACATTCGCCGAGCCTCAAGTAGGCGTCAAGCGCATCAACGGCGGCCTGGAATGCAGCCTGCGAAGCGCCCTCGATCATGACAGGCAGCGCCATGGCGACAGGCGTTCCGAGGGTCTCGCGCACGAGGCGCGGGTCTGCGGTGCGGCTGCCTCCGGCTATGGTAACGTCGGCCTGCAGGCTGGGCGGCGCGAACTCGGTTCTGATCGTCAGTGCGTGCGTCGTCGCGCCGCGTCTGAGAAGTGCTGAGAGTGCGGCCACGCCCTACCCCCTCACGCTGCCGAACCCGGCAGCCCTCGCGGCGGACTTCCTGCGTGCTTCCCACGCCGCGATCTCGCGCGAGGCGATGGCCTTCGCCTGAGACGGGGTGAGACTCGGCGGCAGGTTGATAGTGAGCCGGCTGTTGTCCTCGTAGACGCTGGGCGCGGCCTTGTCGAGCGGCGTCACGGTGACTGCCTCGGCGCCGTGCATCATGACCGGAAAGCCGCTCTTGGGGCCGGAGACGATGCCGCCCTTGGCGAGGTACGTGCGGATCTCCGACGCACCGCCCCACGGGCTCATGTGGACGCCGCCGGAGGCGGACTCGATGGCCTGGCCACCGCCTGCGTACATCTTGACGTGTCCGTACTTGACTCCCTGACTGTTGTGAGGGGCGAAGAATCCGACGTCGCCAGGGCGAACCTGGCTGCCGCTCACGAGGCGGCCGTAGTTCCACCAGTTGGCGCGCGTCGGGAACGGGTGCCCGACGGTCGCGTAGGCGCGGTAGATGAGGCCGGAGCAGTCGTAGGCGTCGGGGCCGGTCGCGCCCCACAGGTACGGCTTGCCGATCTGCGTCTTGGCCCACTCGACGGCTGCGCGGCCGGGGCCGCCGCCGTACTTGCGGATGAGCGCCAGAGCGGCGTCCTTGGCCATCTCGAGAATCAGACCGGAGGCTCCGCCGAAGAGTCCGCCGAACTTCTGCGGCCACGGAATACGCAGCTTGCCCATCATCTCTTTGGCCCAGTCGACGATACCGCCGATGCTGGCTCCTGAGCCACCGCCCATGCCGCCCTGGCCGGGCACGCCGGTGCCGCCGTTGTCCATGAGGCCGAGGCCGCCGTCAGACGGGATGAGGGAGCTTGCGACACTGCTGCGGCTGGGAGCCGGGCCGCCGGTGCCGCCGTTGGAGGCCTTGCTGTTCGCCGAGGTGCGGAAGGTCGGCAGGACGCCCTGCTTCTCGCTGACGCCCGGCACCTTCTGGATGACCCAGTTGATGGCGCTGATGATGTTGTTGACGAGATCGACGATACGGTCCTTCGCCGCGCCGACCACGTCGCCGATCTTGCCCCAGATGTCCTTGGCCCGCGAGTGCAGGGACTGGAAGGCATCGACGAGCTTGTCTTTGACCTTGCCGCCTGCTTCCCATGTCTTCCTGAAGACCTCGATGATGGTCTTGATGACCGTGACGGTGAGCCCGATATTGAGCTTGATGCCGCTGTAGACGAGGCCGAAGGCCTTGCCCACGATGTCGCGCAGCTTCTCGCTGCGGGTCCAGACGTCCTTGAGCCAGCCGCCGAAATCCTTGAGCTTTCCGATCGCCCAGGTCGCCGCCTTCTTGACGGCCTCCCAGACGGCCGACCACGCAGACGCCACCTTGTCGCGCAGCTTCTCGTTGCGCTCCCAGACGTCCTTGAGCCAGGCGCCGAACTCCTTCAGCTTCTCGACCACCCAGCCGACCACCTCGCCGACCTTCTCTTTGACGAACGACCAGACCGTATTGACCAGCTCGCGGAAGGTCTCGTTCTTCTGGTAGAGGAGCACCAGCCCGGCGACGAAGGCGGCGATGCCAACGACGATGAGCGTGAGCGGGGCGGTGGCGAAGGCGACGGCCGCGCCCAAGGCACTGACTCCGGACGCTGCAGACCATGCCGTGACGGCCGTGATGGCGTTCGATATCTGAAAGGCCACCATACCGGCGATCAGGCCGGCGAGAATGGGCACGACGTACTCGATGTTGCGGGCGACGAATCCGATAGCGGTGCCGATGGCGCTGAAGATCGCCCCCAACGCGCCGTTCTGTGCTGACTTCGCCAGGCCCTGCGCGAAGGCCTCAATGTGCGGGGCTGCTCTCTGCAACGCAGCCGCCGCCGCCTCTATCGCCGGCACCACGACCGGCACGAAGGCCGTCACGACAGACTGCGACATGTCCTCGAAAGCGCGCTTGCCCTTGGCAAGCTGGCCCGGCAGCGACTCCCCTGCCGCCTTGGCCGCACCGCCGAACTCCCTATTGAGCTCAGCGAGGATCATCTTCTGCGCACCGGCCACGTCACCGGATTCGACCATGGCCGCGATCTGCTTCTTCTGTCCCTCGGTGAAGGAGACGCCGACACGCTGGAGTGCAGTGATGCCCTTCACCGGGTCATTGAGCGCCTTGCCAAGCCGGATGGCGGATGCTGAGGCTTCCCCGCCCATCTTCGCGGCCATGTCTGCGGCGGCGATCGTGGCCTCATCGAAGATCTTGTTGGGGCCACTGTTCTTGATGTTCGTGAAGGTGAGCAGGAGCTTGCCCGTCGCCACGATGCTGTCGTCAGTCTGCCCTGAGTAGCCCTGGATCGTGCCCGCCAGGTCCTCGATGTGCTTGGCTGTGACCCCAGCCGCGCTGCCGGTGGACTTGATGCCTGCCACCAGCTGCGCGTGTCCAGCTGAGGCGTCGAGCGTTTCCCCGATGCCCGTGTGGACGACAGCAGTCAGGGCGGCGACCCCGGCGACGGCGCCGGCCAGCAGTCCCGACTTCATGATGCCGCCGAACTTGGACCATGCCCGGTGCCCGCGGTCGGCTGCCTTTTCCGCGTCAGCGCCTGCCCTGTCCAGCTCGCCGCGGAATCCCTTCAGCACCTTCGACGCATCGTCGCGGGCCGAGATCACGAATCGGAGCATCTGCTCATTCACGTGCGCGACTCTCCTTCAACCTCTCGTAATCCTCTTTCGCGAACTGCAGAATGAAGTCGGCCATCGGACCATGTGGGTGCTTGGCGCCCTCCGTGCGGCTCGCCTCGTCCTCGGCCTCGTAGACCCGTGCGAAGGACCGTGCCTCGAGGATGTCCAGCAGAAACGGCCACGGCTGCCGGTAGGCCTCCAACGGTGTGCAGTGGAAGGCCTCGCAGACCTCGCTCCAGAAGTAGGCCTCGGGACACGGTCCCTTCTCCTCTAGGTAGTCGTAGAGCTCTCGGAGTCGTCTTTTCTCTGGGCATCGTCCCCGACGTAGAGCTTGGCGATCTCGCCGAAGAGCCAGGCGAAGGTCTCCTCGGTCAGCTTGCGGATGAGGTTGGGCTGGAAGTGGCGCTGGTAGCTCCAGCCGACGACGCTCTTACTCACGAGCGTCTCGCGGTCGTAGTCATCGGCAGACCTCTTGATCTCCTTGGCCTCCGCGATCACCTCGGGGCGCTCCTGCTCGATCTTGCCGACGGCCGTGATGATCTCGCCGCCCATCTCGCGCATGCGGCTGATGGATCGCCTGGCGACGGCGCTCTGGCACTCCTCAAGCTCGTGCCAGGAGAGCAGCCGGACCTCGAACCACTCCTCGGGCTCGCCGGGAGGGCCGACGAGCTTGCGGTTGGGGATGTCGTCAATGAACACCACGTCAGGCCTCTGTCACGGTGCATCCGGAGCCGAGGAAGAGCGTGCACTGGTACCCAGTGCGCGCACCCTTCTTCCATGTGCGCTCGTACTTCTCGACGCCGACGAGGTTGAACGTGGTGGTCTTGGTGCCGCCCCACGTGAGCACGAGTGCGGCGTAGCTCTGCGCGCGCGCAGCGCCACCGAAGACCGCGTCCGGCCCGTTTGTCGCGGTGTCGTCGTAGGCGCCGCCGACCTGCACCTCGCCGTACCTGGTCAGGCCGGTGTATGCCTTCGAGGCGACGCTCGCGCCGAGCGTGGTCGAGTCCTCGGTCTCGTTCTCCTGACTGAGGGAAGGGAAGTCGGTGATGTAGTCTTCCATGCTCTTGGTGGAGTACGTCAGTGCTCCATCGTCGATGCCGTAGGTAGCCATGTGCTCTCTCCTGTATCACGTGGTCGGGTTTCTCAGGCTGCGATCTTGAAGACGGCCGGGACGAACTTCGCGGACTGGTCTTCGCCGTCTCCGGTGTAGGCCCAGCTGATGGACAGGTAGCGGCGAATGGTTCCGGACACCTCGATCATCGAGGCTCCGGCCGCGGTGAACGTCGCCACCGCCCCGTCGATGTCGGCGAAGGTGGTGTGGTCGGCGCTGTCGCGCAGCTGCACCTTGAAGTTGGTGTAGTCGTCCAGCGTCAGGTCCGTGCAGGCGACGTAGAAGCGACCGCCTCCGGTCGTCTCCGCGAGCCCATCGACGTAGGTAGCGTCGGTGTCGCCGCTCGCCTCCGTGGTCGTCGCCAGCGCGGCGAGGATGTAAGCATGGTCGATGGTGCAGGCACCCTGCGCCGAGTAGTCGACCTTGGCCTTGTGAAGAGCGTTGTCGCCCATGCTGCGTTCGTAGGTGCCGGGAAGCGCCTCAGCGATGCATTCACAGTGTTTGCCCGCGGTGTTGCCCTCCAGTGTGTACATGAGGACCGCAGCGGCGGCGTCATCCAGCGTCGCAGTGATGACTGAGTCGTAGAAGCCGCTCAGGTTGACGGAACCGGACTGGGGTCCGACGTAGGCCTTCTGCGAGACAGAAACGCCGGCGACCTGCACGTCTTCGGTGACGTTCTCGATCGAGTCGCTGCCGTCGACCACGATGCCCGTGACGTCGACGCCGTCGAAGAGCACCCAGGCGACGTCGGGCAGACCGTGTGTAGCCATATCAGTTCACCTCCTCGACGCAGTCGTTGGCCAGCCAGGACGCGAGCACCCCGGGAGCGGGCTCGGAGAGTTCGTCACCGACGGCGGCCTCGAGACGACGAGCCTTGGCGAGGTCGCCGCGCTTGGCCTTGGCGAACTCCGCCGGTCCGTCGGGATAGGTGAAGTTGCGGATTGCGCGGAACCTCCGCAAAGGTATGGTCTCGTTCAAGAGGTCGCCTCCGAAGTCATGATCGTCCAGAGACTCGCGAAGTCGTGCAGGAAGTCCCCGGACATTGGGTCGGTGGTCTCGTGCTGCTGCTCGCCGGCGAACGTGCAGGTCGTGCAGGTCGCGGCGAGCGCGTGGCGCTGCGCGAGGATCTCTTTGATGGCGCGGTTGTAGCGCCAGACCAGGCGCGACACGGCGGCGCCGTCTTCACCGCGCACGAGCGCATCGGCGACGATGCTGTAGTGCATCTCGATCTGCGCCGGGTTCAGGTCGCCGGGCGCCGCCGGCCGGTTGATCAGCACGATGGCCGGCAGCTCGATATTGAGTGCACCCTGCTGGACCTTGGGCACGTACCAGTAGTAGGAGGTCGCGGGGATCTCCGTGAGCACGTAGGCGTCGTCATACTCGGCGTTCAGCGCGGCGATCTTGGCCGGCATGTCAGCCTGCAGCTTCGCGATCATGGCGTCGATGATCGCCTCGATGCCGACGAGGCCCATATCAGAGACCACCGAAGACGCCGGGGACGGCCGGATTGCCGGAGCCGGGGGACCTCTTGCCCTGCGCCTCTTTGATCGCGTAGTGAAGCCACTCGTGACTGAACTTCTGGAAGGCGCGCGACTGCTCGGCGCCCCACTTGATGACCGGCCGGCGCGCCGCGAAGTGCTTGCCGTAGGCATCCGCGGGAGACGAGGCGGAGAGTCCCCAGCTGGCGGAGTCGCTGCCGATCTCCTCGCTGTACCCGCCGCCGCCCGTCATGCCGCTGCGCAGAGCTCCGCTGAGCACGCCTATCGGGCGCCCGGGGAAGTGTTCTTCCTTCCACGCTGCGTAGGCCGGCGAGAGCGCAGCCCAGCCACCGGCGCCGAAGCTGCCCTCGGTCTCGAACTGCTTCTGCATGAAGCCGCGGAAGATCTCGCCGAAGCCGCGGAAGAGGCCGTCGAAGTTGGAGACGCCATCGGCCATGCGGTCGAGCGCCCAGACCATGCCATCAATCGGGGGATCGGTCGTCAGGTCGAACTTGATGGCGGGAGAGGCCACTTCTCAGAACTCCGTCTCGCGGCTGAAGGGGGCAACGAGCGTCGAGCCGGAGAGTGCCGTCCCCTCACTGTCACGGAAGCCGTGCGCGACGGAGCTGCCGACGACGTCTGACGAGGCCACGGAGAGCCCGCCACCGTCGATGAATGCGAGCATGGCGGTGTAGTCGCCGCGCAGCGCACTCGCCGCCCCGGAGTCGCCACCGGGCCCGGAGTCGGCCGGCCACTTCGCCTTAGCGATCCTCGCCGCGGTGCCGGTCATGGCGACAGCCTTCAGGTAGGCGAGCGCCTCGGCACCTGTGACGGGCAGCTCGTGGCCCTTGTCGATGAGGTGCGCGTTGATCTCCGCATCCGTGGCGGTGAGCATCGCCGCGCCCTGCGTCGCGCTCGGCACGGTGGCTGTGACTCCGGTCGCAGCGTCGCGGAGCGTGCCGAGCGTCGGCAGAAGGCTCAGAGCCTCGGTGACGGTGCAGTAGCTCACGCCGCGAACCTCACGGCCTTGACGACGGCAGTCATCGCGTCGGCGCCGTCGTTGTTCGTGATGCCGAGCACGGGAACGAAGCCGTCATTCTCGTGTTCGGTGACGGCCCCGAGCGTGCCGGTGTTTCCGGTCGCGGCCGCGTCGGCGACGGCTGCTCCGTCGACCATGAGCTTCGCCAGCGTCGTGTCGGCGAATGCGATCTCGTTGGCGTCCGAGGTCCCCTGGCCAAACTGCAGCGCCGTGCCGGTGGTGGCCACGAGGGTGATGACGTCGGTAGCGTCGACGGCCTCGACCACGGCGGTGAAGCCGGGCAGGCCGTAGGTGGCGTCGTTCAGGAGCGCGGCCAGGTTGGCGGCCGTGGCTGCGTTGCTGGCCCCAACCGCGTACTTGCGGTTTGCATGGCTGGCGGCCGTGTCTGCCTCGAAGGTGAGGCCGTTCAGGATGCATGTGTCACCGTCGTCGACGGCGGTCGCGTCCGCCAGCGTGAGCGTGCACGAGAGCGGGTTCGACTCGGCGACGTACCTCTGGACGGTGAACGCCTTGTTCGCCGAGGCGATCCACTTCACGCGCTTCGTCAGGTCACTGACCGGGCAGGCGACGTAGACGGTCCCTGCCGCGGGGATAGTGCCGATCTTGCCGGTGGTCGAATCGGCGCCGGCGAGCGTCTCGATGGTGCGCGGCATATCAGCTCACCACCTTGCGGGCAGCGCGCGGCTTAGGCCTCGGCTCGCGCACGGGCGCTTCTTGCCACTCGACCGCGCCGACCTCTTCCATGTCGGCGAGGCTGCCCTTGGCTCCGGGCAGAAAGTCCCCGCACTTGTAGGGTTTTCCGAAGATCGTGCCGACCTTGAGGATGTACGGCATTGCGAACCCCCCCGATCAGGATTCCGCGACAGCGATCATCAGCAGGCCGCTGACGTTGGCCGCGGCGTCGGGCACGTAGACGTAGGTCAGCGGGTCAGAGACGGCCGTGCAACCGAGGACGTCGGTGTGGCCGCGCATGATGATCCGGTGGTCGGTCGTCGCGCAGTTGTCATCGATCGCGACCGCGAGCGTCGCGGCTCCGACGTTGGCGAACAGGCAGTTCTCGAAGAAGGCCGTGTACACTTCAACGTCGATATCAACGTCGACGTAGACCAGGACGTGCGCCGTGCCGCCGCCGCTCGCCCAGCTGAGGAACTCGCATTCGATGAACTTGTTGCGGTGGCAGGAGTCGTCGCCGACGTGCAGCCAGAGGCCGTAGGTCGCGGCGCTGCGCACGTTGGTGTGCTGGCCGATGGTGCAGCGCACGAAGGCGTTCTCCGTGCCGCCCACCTTGAGCGAGTAGGAGGCCGCTGTGGCCGAAGTCGGGCACATGAAGAAGACGTTCTCGAAGTAACAGCGGCTGCCGCTGACGACGGCCACGCCGCTTGCGGTGCCGGTCGCCTTCTCCTGGTTGAACTGGAGGTTCTTGAACACGCAGCCGTTGCCGGAGACGGTGATGACCGGGGTCTTGGCCGTGGCTGCCGTCATAACGACGCGGCAACGCTGGCCGACGCCGGGGAGCGGAGACGAGATGCCGATCAGGTGCGTATAGTTGTGCGTCCAGGTGACTGCGGCCGAGGGGTTGTCTGCCGTCGCGCTGCCGATGAAGACCACGACGTCGTTGTTGTTGTCCGTGGTTGCATCGTGCGCGGCCTGGATGTCAGCGAAGGCATCGTCCGGCGAGGTGCCGCCATTCGAGTCGCTGCCGTTGGCCGGGTCGACGTAGAAGACGTCGCCGACTTCGCCGATGACATGCGTTCCGCCGACGGACAGGGCATCGGTGACGATGCTCGGGGCGTCGATCTCGAGGCCCATCTTCCATTTCTTCATTGCCTTACTCCTTTTCGGAAGCGCCGGGCGGCCTCAGCCGGGGCGTTGGCCGCCCGGCGCCAGTGAGTGGTTAGCTCACCACCGTCGAGTACAGGTAGGCCGCATAGATCGAGGTGGCCTTTTCGTCGCGGTAGTCGTCACAGTAATATTTCCAGCTCTTGGTGTCGTCGTCCCAGACCGGGCCGCGGGTCGCGAAGCGACCAGAGTCGACGGTCCAGGCGAAGGTCTTCATCGGGCAGATGGACTTGCTCGTCGGGCTGGGGTCGATGTAGCACACAGAGGCGTACTTGCCCCAGATGTTCGTGAAGGTGTTGGCAGCCGAGCTGTAGACGGCGCGGCCGACAAGCAGCTTCTTGAGCCCGAGGGCCTCTGCGATCTGCGCCTCGGTGGCAAGGCCCTCCGGAGCGTTCAAGCCGAAGACCACCTTGCGAATCTGCGCATGCTTGCGCAGCGCGCGGAACACGTCATAGCCGATGACCATGGCGTTCGGCTCGCGGCCGACTGCGGCCCTCACGCTGGCCTTGGCGTCGTCCACGGCATCGACCGGATCGGACGTGTCGACGTCCCAGCGATCCGCCGCGGCCAGGGCTGCCGTGTTCGTGAAGGTGCCCGTGGCGAAGATGACGTCCGCGACGGCCTTCTCATACGCCAGCATCATCTGCTGGAGCGGGAGCGTGAGCGCGTCCTTCGCGGGGTCGACCTGGGGGTCGGCGTTCGCCATGGCCTCCTGCGGCACGCGGGCCATGATGCCATGCCCGTCGCAGCTGTAGGTCGTGCTGGACTTGGTCCATTTGATCTCACCGTACTGGCCACCGGGGCCGCGGGCGGTCTCGGAGAGCTCGAAGCCCTCAGCGCCGTGGATCCAGTAGTAGTCGGTCTGCTTGGACACAGGGACAACCGGCGCGACCTGGGCCGCGATGAGGCTGTCATCCTGCGATGCGTACTCCTGCGACCACGCCGTCAGGGCGGCGTCGATGTGCAGGGTGCCAGGCTGGATGGATGCCATGACTTATTCACCAGCCTTTCAGACGCTCAGCGTCTGCGGATTGACGTCCACGACGATGAGACCGGGGGTTGCCGAGGTGTACTCCTCGCGGGCGAAGCCGACGATCCAGCCCTTGTCGGACTCCTGCTTGACGCCGTGAGCGCTGGCGTCTGCGTCGACGCCGTCGTTCAGGGCGATGTCGGTCGTGCCGTCGACCATGCAGAAGGACTCGCCCTTCGTGCGCACGACGGCCTGCTCACCCGACTCGGGCGCGTTCTGCAGGACGCCGATCGACTCGTCGTTGGCGTCGGAGGCCGACACGGTTGTCGAGCTGGTGAGGTCGACCTGATGGTACTGGAGGTCGGAGAGGTCCTCGGCCGCGACGTAGGTCTCGTCACGGAACGGGCCCCTGGGGAGAACGGTGGCCATGGCTCAGGCCTCCTTTCCGGGATTCACGCGGTAGTCGAAGTAGCGCGTCTTGAGGTCGGGGTCTTCGGCGAGCACGAGCTTCTCGGCGGCCGCGTACTTCAGGCCGTCCTTGGCGGCGCGCGCCTTGGCCTTCTCGGCCAGCTCGACGGAGGGGTTCGCGTAGGCGCTGCCCTCGTTGCCACCCGAGGCGCCGTGCTCGCCGAGGTCGATCACCTTGTGCTGCTTCGCAGCCTCCGCCATG